GACAGATTGAGAACAGCCTGAAAGCCGCAGTCTCGTCACTCGGGTTACCCGGAGCGAATGAAAACAATGACGTTTAAGGCCGCAAATATCCAGCAGGCGACGCCAGCAAAGCGAAGCTCGAGTGCGGGGGACTTTGCAAGTGACCTCGCGGCCCTCGGCCTTCATTCTGGCGAGCATCGGTTTGATAGCGGCCGGGATGGGAATGCTGAACGATTTGCCGGCGCCACCCTTGGGGCAGGGAAACGTAAGGATGCGATTCTTGAGATCCACGCAGTCGAGCGGGATCTGTGTCTCACGGAGGCGACAGCCCGTAGCCAGGGCAATCTCAAAGCTGACTCGCATCCATTCGGGCACACCTTCAACGGCGAGAGCCTTCCTTACGATTTTAATCTCATTATCCGAAAAAACAGGTTTAACGCGGGAGATCGGCCCCCTCTTAATTCGGTAATCCAGAAGAGCGACAGAATCCATCTTGCCAAGCAGCCGGCCTTGGCGGTGAATCCACTTCAAAATCTTCAGATCTTGGCAGGCTTGGTTGCGTCCAGCCTTACCCCCGGACGTGCGCGGCAGACTCTGGCGCCATCGCAAATAAATTTCGCAATCGGATGCGGAAAACGCTTGCAGGGTTATTTTCTTTTCGATAATAAATCGCACAAGATGACGCCAGCAGTTCCGATAATACACTTTTGTCAGAGCAGAAACGGGATGATTCTCAATCAAATCATCAACCCATTCGTGGCCACAATCTTTTCGCTTTTCGTTAACTCCAAGTCGAGCGGCCTCGGCCGTTGCCTTGGCGCGGTGAAGGGTGTTGTCGATTCGGTAGCGGGTGCTTTTAGTGCGCCACTTGCCGGACGGATCTTTAAAACGAATAAAGAACCATGGGGATCCTTTCTTAATGTAAGAATAGGCCATGGTGATAACGGTAACATTTACTCAGTTTGACGCAATAAATTACTATGAAGCTCCCAATCATAATCAATCAAAACAAAGAAGGAAACAGATCCGTGGGTTCAAATCCCACCCCGTCCGATGCTTATCACTGCAACGACTTACGCCGAAAGAGTAACACGGCAGTAATAACTGAGCCTAAAAAGGCTCACTACCAACAACTAAATTTAAATTCGCGGGGCGGATACGATTTAACGCCCGACGCGTTCGTTTATCACCCTAATCCCGCGGTGTGCCGTATGTGGCACGCCCAGCACGAGGCCGGCAAATGATCTCGTGGGAAGTCATGCGCGATCTCGCCCAGGTATCCATGCTGATCACCGGCTGGGCTTTGTTCGTAGGCTCTGGAATCGCCGGTCTAACTGTGGCCGTGCTCGTGTTTGGGTGGGTAGTCGATCAAGTGCGTCGATTCTTTAGGGAGGGCAGATGATTTACGCCAAGGGAAACGGTGCCCCCGCACCTGAAAACCAAGGCGGCGTGGCCGGGGCGTTCTATCCGCCTGCGGCTACTGTTCGCGACCTAGAAGCAGAGGGCATTCTGCCGATCTCCGTCTCGCAATCCTACGGATCTGCCCAGCTCTCGCAGACCACTGCTTTGATCGATCTGCAAACCAAGTACCGCAAGCTGCGTAATGACCTAGACGGCATTCAAGAGGTGGTCGCAAGCCTACTGAAGAGGGCGCAATCGTGAGCGCACTGGCCAGCAAGTTCCTCGTCCTTTGGAAAGTAGCTGGTGGCCCGGAGATAGTGGCCGAGCACACTTTCCACCCGACACGTAAATGGCGTTTCGACTTCGCCTGCAAATCCGCCCGCTGTGCGATCGAGCTGGACGGTGGCGCATTCCTACCGTTTGGCGGCCGTCACGGCCGAGGGATGGGGATGGTGAAGGACTGCGAAAAATATCGGGCAGCAGCCGACCTAGGCTGGCGCATCTGGCGTTTCACAACCAAGTGCCTGACGGCCGAAGCAGTAGCGATGACTGCCAAGTCATTCCGCCTGTCGATGAAGGATAAAACAAAATGAGCGAACCAACCAACGATACACCTATCAACAACGACAAGCCGGACTACGAATACGACGTCTACGAGCGGGAGAGGGCTGACTCTGAATATGAGAGTCAGCGTTTCGCGGATTACTACGGCAACAACCGCCGGGGCTGATTATGACCGACCTAACGAAATTTCGCCTAATCGAAAACATCGAAGTAATGGCCTGCCGCAACTCAGCCGAGCGAGTTGTAAAAGCAGTCAATCGTGGCGACCTAGCCCAAGCCAAAGACTTAGCCCGCAAGCATGAGATCGCTTGGCACTTAGCTGACCGTGAATTCCAAGTTTTAAACCAACCGCACAGGAATAACGATTTTTGCGACGACGAATAGTCGCAAATCCAAGAAACCCAAACCAAGAAAGCAAAATAATAATATGCCAATAGTAGCAAGCAGAGGGGGCACTTACACCCCCGCACCCGAAGGGAATCACGACGCAGTGTTCTGCGACGTTGAGGATCTCGGCGTGGTCGAAACGCAGTATGGAAAGAAGCATCAGATCCGCCTGGTCTGGCAGATCGCTGAAAAGATGGAGGACGGGCGACCGTTCACCATCGGCCGGCGTTATGGACTGAGCCTGCATGAAAAAGCGGCTCTGTTCAAAGATCTGAAATCCTACGCCAAAAAGGCGCCACCGCAGAATCTGGATCTGGAAACGCTTATCGGTAAGCCGTGCCAGATCCTTGTGACGCATGCGGAGCGTGATGGCTCAACCTACGCAAACGTGCAGGCGGTACTGCCTGCCGGAGCGAACAAAGTAAAAGTCGATAAGGATTTCGTCAGGAAATGCAATCGCCCTGGCGCACCTAAACCAGCCGTCGTGGAGCTGGATGCCGACGGAACACCCGTACCGTTCTAACCAAATTGGCCGAGGCGGTTCTATCCCACTGAGGCCAGAAAGAAACCCACTATGGAAATCCTAACTTTAGTAGTTCAAATCGTATTTCCCACTACCGCGGTCGTGCTGGCTCTAATGACCATGCGACTAATTAAGGATTGGCAGTAATGGCTGCGCTTATTGCCACGGCAAAGCCGGAGTCGTCGCACTATTACCTAGCGTCGGGTGAGTCGTGCCACGGTGACTTGCGATCCGCCCGGAAAGTAGGGGCGTTTCCGTCGGTCACCACAATCTTGGCGGCAGCAGGCCCACAAAAAACTGGGCTGATAAATTGGCAAGTAGAGCAGGCTATGTCGTCATCGCTAACCCTGCCACATATTGAGGGCGAATCTTTGGCCGACTTTGCCAAGCGAGCAGTGCTGGATAGCCGCAAGGAAGTGGAGGCAGCAGCACTACGCGGGACTCACATTCATTCACTTGCTGAAATAATTATTAATCGGCAGGAGCCGGGTGAACTGGTTAAAGGCTACGAGGAGCACTATGCGGGCCTAAAGGAATGGCGGGAGTGCTGCGTCACTAAAGTGCACGCCAGCGAGTCCGTGCTAGTCAACGAGGCGGAAGGCTACGCAGGCCGAGTGGATTTGATCGCCCATATTCACGGTGAGATGGAGGTTATCGATTTTAAGACGAGGAAATTTAAGAAAGACGCAAAAGGCGTCTCAAAAGCATCTGGCTATGAAACTGATCTTTTACAGCTCAGTGCCTATGCGTACGCATTTACGGACGAGGGCATGGCATGCCGGAACGTGTTAATCGATCCAGTCACCGGCCGGTTGCAGGACATCCGCTACACGGCCGAGCAAGTTGCCCAGGCGTTTGAGGCGTTCACATCCATTTGCAAGGTGTGGCGTTGGCTTAAAAAGTACGACCCGCGTGAGGTGCGTTGTGATTGAGATTCTACCCGAACAATCCACCCACGAGCAGTTGCTTAACCGCGTGCGCTCGTTGGCCCGTGAGCTGGCGGAGGCAAAGGCTGCGCTGGCGGCTGCTGAAGGACGCGAGAACGATCTGATAGATCGGATAAGGGCAGGGCTATGAGGACACTGCTATCAATCCTGGCCCTGCTTGGCTTTACCACGACGAAACTAAGTAACGCACTAATCGATCTTCGTCCGATCGCTAAGAAGATCGACGTTAAGAAAATCAAGGTTCGCATCACTGGCTACTGGCCTGGAGAAGATGAGTGGAGCAGTCGCTATCAGTCGAGCACTGGCACCAGGTTGCGGGCTGGCCGTCACTGTGCCGTCGATCCCGACATCATTCCGCTGTGGTCAAAGATCCGCGTGATGGGCGGAAAGCGGGAGTGGGTGGCAGTGGATACTGGCACTGCCGTTAAAAGCAAGAAGGCGAGCGGTGGGAAGTTGCCTGTCGTCGACGTGTTTGCTGCAAGTGAGAAGCAGTTTAACGCGATGCGGTTGCCAAAGGTGGCGATGGTGGAGGTGATGAAGTGAGCACCAGAGCCGCCACGTTTGCATCTAAACGCAATCGCGCTGCGGGCCTTGGCGACACACGGCCGACGTTTCGCCGCCTAGGCGTGATCGCTGGCATGCTGCGCCGGGATCTGACGCTGCCTAGCTGTGCCAGGTTGGGGGTTAAGCTCGAATGTAGCTACAAGACAATCCAGCGGGATATCGATCTGCTGCGTGACTTTTTTGGCTATCCGCTGGAATACGATCGCAATAAGTACGTCTACAAACTGGCGGGGCCGCTGCCGAAGGCGGTGCTGTGAGCCTAGCCGATCTCATAGCCATGTTCTCCGCCCGAGTCATCGGTACTTACACGCCGGAGCAGTACGCCGACTGTGTGCGACAGGCCCGTGCCAATCGCCACCGTTGGGGAATGGGGCAGTGGTGAAGATATGTCTGGCCTATGCTTACGGCACAAAGCATTCGTGCTTATTTGAAGCAGGCGATGGATTGTTAAGCGCATTTGAAAAAAAACATGGCTTTGCAATGGTGTGGCCAAGCGAGCCAAGAAAAATGCAGGCAATGGGTGCAGGTCTTTTTTGGATGGTTGCTTTTCATCACGCAGTTATTAGGGACAAAGTCGATGCGCAGAGTTTGCATAAAACTATGATGCAAATTCCTGAATTTAGAAATCATTGCGCTTACGACATTCCTTTTATGGAGAAGTACGAAAATTTATGAGCGTAAAGCGTCTCACCTGGCATCTCGCTGTTCTCGAACGTGCGAAGAAGAATTTGCTTAAGAAGCAGTACGATGCGGTACACACCCGGCTGGATCTGGCCGTTCTTATGGCAACCGAAATGCTTAAGCAGGCCGAGGGCTACAAGGCCAAGGCGATGGAGGCCAAGAAATGAAACTGCTTTCAATTTTCTTTTATTACTTAGGAGACATAGCCAGCCACACGATCGGCCGGTGGAGCTGGGGCGGGTGGCTGTATCAGCGGCTGATGTTGTTGTCCGTCGAATGCGACAAGAACTTTGAAATTTGGAAGGAAGTGAAGCCACGCAAAAAGAGGAGCAAGCGCAAATGAAGGATCTAGGCAAAATTACTTTTGGTAAAGCACGGCCTGCTCCAAAACAGGTGCTTGTCGACGTAACCTATGACGCCAAGACCGCCAAGGCGTTGCACGCATTTGGGCTGAAGCAATTAAAGAAAGATCAAGAGGCAGTGATTGAGTACGTAATTGTTAAGGCGTTGAAAGGCTTTGCCAAAAAATGATCTCACCCCTGCCTCCAGCAATTGAAGCCATATACCGTAACGGGGCCGCTGAAGGCGAACGCAACACGCAACTATTTAAACTGGCGTGCCAGTGGCGTGACCAAGGGCTGACAGAGTTCGACGCAACGACTAACGCAGAGGAGTGGGCGTACAAGGTGGGGCTATCGCAAAACGAGGCCGTGAGCGCGATTAGATCCGCGTTTAGCAAGCCAGCCAGGGAGGCGTGGAAGCCAAAGGCCAAGTATGGCTATCAGAATGGGGCGATCGTTTGCGAAGATCTGCCAGTGCCGCAAATGCCTAAAAGCGTAGAGGCCCAGCCAGTAGAGAAATTTTTAGCAGAGGCTTTTGAGCTAGGCGAAAGCATCAATATCTGTCGTTCCATTAAGGACGGCGATCGTGAGCGGCCGGACGGTACTGGGGAAACTAGAAAACGTGAGGAGTGGTTAGAGTTATACAAGGGGGACGGATTAAAAGAGTGGCAGGGATCAGCCGTTGGGGTCTATGTCTCAATTAACCCTAACAATGGCAAGGGGCGCAAGAAAGAGCATGTTACTAAATGGCGGCACGTCTTAATCGAATTTGATGAAAGCACGCTGGATGAGCAGTGGAAAATTATTAAGAAAAGCGGATTGCCTACCACTTGCATCATAAAGAGCGGATCGCGCAGCCTTCATGCTTGGGTAAAAATTGACGCTGATAACGAAGCTGAATTTACTGAGCGTGTTGATTTTATATTTAAGCACTTACAACACAGTAAGGTTGATTCCTCGACAAAAGACGCAGGGCGTTTGTCGCGGTTACCCGGAGCCATGAGGACGGCCACAGGCAATCAGCAAGAGCTGGTCGAATGTGGCACACCGTCGATCTCATTTTTACAATGGAAAGAGCGCATTTTATTTGGCGATATACCCGATCCTTACAAGTGGGACGATTTGCTTAATTTTAAGGAAACCGAAGATCCTACCCAGCTGCTAGGCAAACGCTGGATCTGTCGTGGAGGCTCGGCCTTGTGGGTAGGTAGCAGTGGCCTTGGTAAAAGCGTGCTTTGTATGCAGGCCGCGATCACCTGGGCGATCGCTGAGTCGTTCTTTGGGATCAACCCGCACGGCAACGGGCTGAAGTCGCTAATCATTCAGGCCGAGAACGACGAGGGAGACGTGGCCGAATCCATCCAAGGCGTGTTTAAGGCGATGAACCTTACCGAAAAGCAGAAGGCGTTAGTCATGGCTAATGTGACAATCGTGCGTGACTGCACATCGACTGGGGAGAAGTTCGTCGATCGTGTTCGTAGATTGGTTGAAAAGCATAAGCCTGACCTAGTTTGGATCGATCCCTTGCTTGCTTTTATTGGGGGCGACTTATCTAGCCAAGAGACGGCAAGTGCGTTCCTGCGTAATATGCTTAACCCGCTATCACTGTCGGCTGGGTTTGCGTGGATGCTGATCCATCACACCCCGAAACCAGTACGGGAAGGCAACGGATACCAGGGCGCAGACAAGGCGTATAGCGGTTTTGGATCAAGCGAGCTGACGAATTGGGCGAGGAGCGTATTAACCCTTGCGCCTTGTGGCGACGATGCCGAAGGAAAGCGGATTTACAGGCTTGAGGTAACCAAGCGCGGTAAGCGGTCTAATCTCAATTCTACTGGCATTATAGCGCAAAATGCAGTTCAGCCTCACGCAAACCTACGCCATAGCGATGTCGGGCTAGCGTGGATTGCTGCTGATGAACCAGAACGCAAGACGGCTGGCAGGCCGGAGATCGTGGTCAATTTTGATGACTACAAGCACATCGTAGTAAAGGGCATAAGTGCAGGCGATTTGCAAAGCTGCATTCGCAATAAGTCAAAGGTTGGTCATACCAAGAGCCGCGACTTGACGGCGGCTTGGGAGTCAGAGGGTCTGATTAAAAATACGGGCACTGAAAAGCATAAAAAATACGTACTAAATGAGGATCAAAAATGAGCCTAAAAAGCCTATCACCACTTATTCAAACCCTATCACCGTTAATTGGTAGAACGCTTATTGATGGATATCCCCCCTTTAAGGGGATATCCATTGATAGGGTTCGTTGTTTCCATCCATTGACCATCGATAGGGGCGATTGCTGTTCATTATGATCGACCAACAAATGTTAGAAAGAATCCCTTGCGGTTCACCCCACATATCCACCCGGATTGATGGGATAGCGGATCTAGTCCATGAGGCGTTCTATGAGCTGGGTCTTACTGTTACAACGTCGTCCGTGGCTTTGACCACCCAGGTCTTTCATTACCTTATAACGAAAGCGCCAGACCATCCAGCCGTTCAGAATATGGCCGACACGTTGGAGCAGTCTGTGCTGGCGGTGGTGCTTAACAGATCAACCAAGTCTATGACCCAGCTCGCAAGCGAGCACAAGATTACCAAGCAGGCTTTTAGCAAGCGGGTGCTCAGTTTAACTGATCGCCTTGGCTTGCCTGTCAGAGCACAGAAAAGCCAAAAGGCTCGTGAGGCATACGACCTCAGAGCAAGGAAGCACCACGACAAGCGGCGTCGTCAGATTCCTAAGTTTAACAACGCCGCACTATTGAAAGGCAGGGACAGATGCAAGAACTCAAAGAAGTAATTAAGAAGCTAAACAAGAGGCGTACCGAAACGCTTGAGCAGATGGGTGAGGTGATTGGCTTGGCAGCACAAGCCGGTGCCATCATATCCAACGCAAGGGCTAAAGGTGAGAACGTGTCTGCGTTGCTAGAGTCGGTTGATCTAACTGATGAGCAAGGCAAACGGTTAGAACGTGTAGCAGCACATCAAAAGAAGCTGCAAGACGGTGATCCAGCCGCCCTGCGTCAGATCATGCTGTGGACGGAGATGCTACCCGATCCGATCACGACATCTGTACCAAGCGAACGCAAGCCGTTCTTCTTTCCGCTGATTAAAGTTAGTCAGTGGTTCCTAAATCGATCTAAGCCTGAAGCCTGGACATCCGACATGCGTATAGAGTTTATCCGCTACGCAGAGCCGATCGCAAAGAAGTACACTGAGCTGACGGGCAAAGGCTCTTGAGTATGAGCGGGCAAATCCTCTTGAGTAGGATTCATAAAAATCTCTTGAGTAGAATTTTTTTTTCTACACTAGGAGTCTCCTTGAGTAGAAACATCGCGGTGGAAACGACTGCCGTAAATTCCTTGAGTGTGGCCCCACGATAGTTGTGTCTTATGGGTAGGCCAGTTAATCACGACGTTAAGAGGGCGATGGCGGCCACGGGTAAATCCCGAGCCACCGTCTACCTACAGCGTAAGAAGGTGGAGGCCCAGCCGCTCGTGAAGGCGAAGGGCGGCGGGCTGGACGTGGAGATCCAGCGGCTTGAGGATCTGGCAGCAAGCCTGGGCGAATCTGCAAAGGACGACACAAGGGCCGACCGCTCTGAACTGATCAGCAACTACACAAAGCTGGTCGAGGCGCTACGCAGGATGAAGGGCGACCGGCCAGACATCGACCAAGCGGAGGGCACGATGGTGCCAGTGGACGAAGCAGACAAGGTACTAGCCGCAAGGGATAACGCACTTGTGCCACTACTTAAAGGGATGGCAAAGCGGTTGGCCCCGATCTGTGCAAACAGGCCAGCGGTTGAAGTGGAGGCAGAGGTCGAGAACGAAGTCGGGCAGATCATGCGCCAGGTAGAGGCAGCTCTGTGACCCAGGCTCAAGAGGAGCTACGCCGACGAGCACGGATCCGCTGGCATTACGAAAAGCCGCCAGGGGTGATCGAGTGGGCGGAGAAAAACATCCAGCTAGACAGCAGGCTGACGGCTCGGCCGGGTTTATATAACACAACGTGGACGCCTTACGTGCGGGGGGTACTGGAAGCACTGGCCGATCCGGGCGTCCATACGGTGACGCTTTGCTGGGGATCGCAAACAGGCAAGACGCTGACGCTGGCCATCTGGCTGGCGTATAGAATTGCGAACGATCCCGCTCCCGCGTTGCTGGTTATGCCAAACGCGGATCTGGCTAGGTCATACAGCGAGACGCGGCTGACCCCGATATTTGAGAAGTGCAAGCCGGTGAAGCGACTATTTCCGCAAGATCTGGACGACCTGAAGATCCTAGAGATGCAGTTCGCGACGATGACGCTTTCTCTGGTTGGCAGTAACAGTCCGGCCAATCTTAGTTCACGCCCGATCTGCATAGCTGTTCTGGACGAGCTGGATTCTTTTGCGGCCCCATCCGAAAAGGATGCGGCCGCTTACTCCCTGGCGTTAGAACGGACAAAGGCGTTTCCGCAACGTAAGCACGTACTGACTTCCACTCCGACGCTGAATACCGGCGACATCTGGATCAACTACCAAGCTGGGACGCAGGAAACTTTCCATGTGCCTTGCCATGCTTGCGGGGAATATCAGGCGATGGAGTTCGGGCAGATCCGATGGGATGAAACGGCACGATCAGAGGATGGCAAATGGGATATGCGAAAGGTAACGGAAACTGCCAGCTACTACTGCACAAAATGCGACGCACCGTGGACTGAGCGCAATCGCCGCCAGTCGATTGAGCAGGGTAAGTGGGTGGCGGCAAACGCAAGCTCAGAGGTTGGCCGTCGATCGTTCCGCCTGCCAAGCTGGTACTCGCCGACGATTACGTTCGCTGACTGCGCTAAAAAGTTTTTGACGGAAAAGCATTATCTGCACGGGTTGCAAGGATGGGTGAACGGGTGGAGTGCGATGCCTTGGGAAGATCAGTTCGACGACAACGAGCTAAACAACATCCCGCCCGGAGCCTTTGCCAAAAAGGAGGAATGGGAAACAGATCACATCAAGCTGGCTGCAATCGACAGGCAGATCGACGAGTTCTGGTTTGTTGTGCGGGCGTTCGCCAGGGATGGATCGAGCAGACTGATTGAGGAAGGCCGGCGCAGAACGATCGAGGACGTGGCTCACGCATTGGCCGAGCTAGGCGTAAAAAACATTCACACCTGTATTGATTCAGGCTACGAAACTCAAGACACCTACCGCATCGCCGCCCGTTATGGATGGACGGCGATCAAAGGTGAGGAGCGCCAATACTTCTACATCGAAGGGCAAGGTGGGCGTATGAAGTCGGTGCATAGCTCAGATCAGCCGACGGACGCTGGCTGTCGTCTGCTGCTTCTCAGCTCACCGGCCTGCCAAGATTTGTTGGCTTGGTTGCGGAGAGGGCAGGGGCCGCTATGGGAAGTGGCCCATGACGTCAGCCCGGAATACCGAGAGCACATGGCCAGTCATAGAAAGGCGCATCGAATTAACCGAAAGACCGGCAAGGACGTTTATGAGTGGATTCGGGTAAAGGGCAGACAAGACCACTTATATGATTGCGAAACTTACCTGGCTGGATTTGCGGTGTGGGGGAAGGTGATTCAGGCCGAGGCAGCGATGGCACAGGAGGCGAAGGTATGATTGACACGATGGGAACGGAGTCGTGGATCGTGCTCTCCTTTTTTCCCTTTGGATTCAGAGCAGCAAAAACGCAACCGCGTTGCTGCTGGCCTTGGAGTCTATTGCCGCTGGGCAGGCAACCGTTTTTCAAAACGGA